TATTTATAACTTGATTTTGACATATACACGTTGTATGATCAAATCAAGTTGGTTATCTGAGTCGTGTGACTCAAAATAATTAACTAATTAAACAATTAAACAATTAAATAAATTATGGCATTAGATATTAGTAAGCTAAAGAGTCGTTTGAACTCTCTTTCAAACACAAATCAAAAATCCAACCTTATTTGGAAACCCAAGCCAGGCAAACAAGTCGTTCGTATTGTACCTTATAAGTACGTTCCTGAGAATCCCTTCATTGAGCTAAAGTTTCACTACAATCTCAATAACAAGACTTATCTATCTCCCGATAGTTTCGGTCGTCCAGATCCAATCGTTGAGTTTAGTAATCGTTTGAAGAAGACTGGTTCTAAGGAAGATTGGCAGATGGGTCGCAAGATGGAACCAAAGATGCGTACATTTGCGCCGGTAATCGTTCGTGGCGAAGAACATGAAGGTGTAAAGTTCTGGGGATTTGGTAAGCAAGTATATCAGGAACTTCTATCTATTATCAGCGATCCTGATTTTGGTGATATTACTGATCTAACCAGTGGTCGTGACATCGTTGTTGAATTCAAGACTGCTGAAGGTGGCGCTAGTTTCCCAGAAACCAGCATTCGTGTTAAGCCAAATGTAAGTGTTGCTATTGATCCAAAGAATACTCAGTTGCTTGATGCTCTAAAGGCACAAGTTAACATTCTGGATCTATTCCCAGAACTTTCTTATGATGAACTCAAGGAAGTTATGGATAAGTGGTTAAATCCGGAAACATCGGCCGAGTCAACTGTTCCAACTGAAACAGCTGCTTCTGTTGATGATGATGATGTTCCATTTGCAACACCAGCTAAAGCTACCGTAGCTACAGCACCAGCTTCACCAACTGCTGCTAAAGCAAAGGGTAAGGATAGTGTAGAACAAGCATTTGATGACTTGTTTAACTCCTAAAAAATAAAAATAAGCCGGTGGAGTTTTTATACACCACCGGTTTTCTAGTTATATACATTATGGCAAAAAAAAGTGTTACGAAAGAAACTGGACAACGAGACGAATTAGTTGAGTTGTTAGCAAACGAACTAAACAAAGCAAACAAAGATGGTGGCAAGATTGCTTACTTTCTAGATGAACAAGAAAACCCAGCCGAAATTAGCGACTGGATTAGTACAGGTTCTTCTATTCTGGATCTAGCAATTAGTAACCGTCCGCATGGAGGTTTGCCTGTTGGTAAGATGATAGAATTCAACGGTTTGGAAGGAACTGGTAAGAGTCTAGTTTCAGCCCACGTTGTTGCTGATACCCAACGAAAGGGTGGAGTTGCGGTAGTAATTGATACTGAAAACGCAGCTGCTCCTGAGTTCTGGAAGAGTTTGGGTGTAGATCTATCTAAGTTACTGTATGTTCAATGTGAAACCGTTGAAGATATTTTTGCTCAGATGGAGAAAATGATTGCAATTGTTCGTAAGAGCAACAAAGATCGTATTCTAACAATCATTGTTGATTCTGTAGCAGCAGCATCAACAAAGGCAGAACTAGAAAGTGATCATGGCAAGGATGGTTTTGCCACGGGTAAGAGTATTATTATCAGTAAAGCAATGCGTAAGATTACCACTATGATTGGTCGTCAAAAGGTTCTTACTGTATTTACTAACCAACTACGTCAGAATCTAAATGCTATGGCATTTGGTGACAAGTATGTAGTAAGTGGTGGTAAGGCACTAGCTTATCATTGTAGTGTACGTGTTCGTTTGAACAACACTGGTAAACTCAAGAAGGGTGAAGAAATCATTGGTAATGCGTGTAAAGCAGTTGTTGTTAAAAACAGAATGGGACCACCACAACGTCAAGCAAGTTTTGATATCTATTTCGATAGCGGAATTGCTGACTATAGTAGCTGGATTAAAGTTCTAAAAGAACAAAATCTGGTTAAACAAGGTGGTGCTTATTACACATACAAAAAAGACGATGGTACTGAATGGAAGTTCCAATCCAAGGACTTTGTGACGACAATGCAGAGTGACAAACAATTGAGTGAAGAAATTTACTTGAAGATTTGTGATGCTGTTATCATGAAGTACAAAGATCCTAACAGCCAGATCGTCGATGATGCTATCGTAGATACAGACGAAGAAACCGCTGGAAACGAAGAATAAAAATATGAGTGGATTCAGTTCATCTGAAAAGAAAAGACTGTTTTCTCTCTTTGAAA